GCCTGACATGTAGTCTCATACTCCAAGGCTTGATAACCTCAGACTATTGAGCGCGTCCATATCTATGGGCACATTACTCAATAAGATATTATTAAATAAATAATAATATGCTAGATAACAAATTAAATCTTATCCTGGTTTGGATAATATCTAATTGGTTTCCTAACATTCCTATTGAGGTTCGTAAATTAATTTTACGTACATGGATCGAGTTAATCGGCTCATGGATCTCTAATAACGGGATACCTCACACAATCAAACGTATCAAGTTGATGCGTTTAATTGTGACTCGGTATTTATGTGGTCAACCATTATTGGTTAATGACCTCATGATTGGAGTGACCCGTGAGGGTTTTCCAACTAGTATACTCTTTATGAAAGAGTTATTAGATGCTGAGGATTCTCAATCTGTATCTTTCATTCTAACATTACTCGGGATTTCCCGTGCAATGAAAGCAGATGGTAAAGTTAATTATAACTCTATCACTGATCCTTTCAAGGGAGTTGTAAAAACTCTTCCTAAAGATTTTATTAATCTTTTCGTTAAAGATTTTTGTTTAACGATGGAGGATAAGAAACTTACAGTACGTGATTTCTTTTTAACATTGAAATCAGGGCCTCTTGGTGGTCCAGCTATTTTATTAGCTCACCACGCTCCGCGTTATTTTACGGGGCGTAACCTATGGGGACTGAACATCCTCATGGGTGAAGAGGGGATGCGATGGTTTAAGGAGTTATTCTTGAACACTAAACTTTCAAAGAAAGAAGTGACAAGAAACCGAAAACTTCATATCATCCATGATCCTGAATTGAAAGAGAGAGTGATTGCAATCTTTGATTACATATCACAGTTGGCATTTGAGCCAATCTCGCAATATCTATTTAAGACATTGCGTGCTATCCCTCAGGATAGAACTTTCACTCAAGATCCACTGATTCTTGATAAAAGAAATGGGGAACTTTTCCATTCGTTGGATTTAAGTTCTGCAACTGACCGTTTTCCTATAGACCTACAAGTAGATCTATTGGATGCGATTGAGCGTGCTGGTAACAAACCATACCGAGGAATCGGAAAGGCTTGGAAATCATTAATGGTTTCAGAACCATTTATGACACCAGAGGGTGATTTACTTTATTATAAAGTTGGTCAACCAATGGGAGCACGTTCCTCATGGGCTACATTTACATTGTCTCACCATTTGGTGGTTCAATATGCAGCTTATGAGTGTGGGCAGTACCCTTTCAAGGAATACATCCTCTTAGGAGATGACATCGTTATTTATAATAATGATGTTGCACTAAGATACAAGGAGGTTATCAACTCATTAGGAGTTGATTGCTCTCCAAGTAAATCTCATACTAGTGAAAACACGTATGAATTTGCGAAGAGATGGTTCCGTAACGGAATCGAAATCTCGGGTGTGCCTCTTAAGGGATTCCTCGCAAACTGGAAAAATCCAGTTTTGCTATTCCAAGATATACTAGCTTTAGTATATGGAGGGCGAGGACCTAAATCCATAATAAATAGCGTTCAACTTGCTATAGACCTTATTAAAGGGCTGGGTTATTCCAGATCTCAACAGAGATTCTATAGAAGTATGTTCGAAGATATACGATTTACTTACCGTGTATCTAAGGACTTTCCAGACTTTGAACTGTTAAGACAATTCTTAGCAGATGCTAGTTCTGGGAACGAATATATTATGCCAGCTACAGAAGCAACTCTACTGAAGGAATTCAATAGAACTTCTTCACTGGTAGTGAATGGGATGGTGATGAATGTTTGTCATACTTTAAGTAAGTATTATGGAAGTTTTAAACAAAACTTTCAGACATTCATTAGCACTTCAT